AGACGGCACAAAATTAGACGGCATTGCCTCGGGTGCTACAAATACAGTGGGTAACGCCACCCACACTGGTGAAGTCACAGGATCGGGCGCCTTAACAATCGCCAATGACGTAGTTGACGCTGGCAACTTAAAGGTAACAGGGAACGGCACCACGTCTCAGTACCTACGATCAGATGGCGACGGTACGTTTACTTGGGCTACGCCACCCAACACAACCTATAGTGTCGGAGATGGCGGGTTAACTCAAATCAACTTTACTTCTGCTGATAATACAAAACTGGATGGCATTGCCTCGGGCGCTACAAACGTCACGAACAATAACCAGCTTACCAACGGCGCTGGGTACACCACAAATGTGGGCGACATCACGGGCGTCACAGCCGGGTCAGGGATTACTGGCGGCGGCACCTCTGGAACTGTGACTGTATCACACTCTGATACTTCTACCCAAGCAAGCCTCACAGCACTTACGGGTGCGGCGGTGGTCAGCGACATTGATCTTGATACTTATGGTCACGTTACCAGCTTGGCGACGCGCAACCTGACCTTGGCAAACTTGGGCTACACTGGCGCGACTAACGCCAACTACATCACGAACAACAACCAGCTTACGAATGGCGCTGGATACACGACGAGTGTCGGAGACATTACTGGCGTGACTGCTGGGAGTGGTATTACAGGTGGCGGCACCTCGGGGACAGTTACAGTAAGTCACTCTGATACTTCCACCCTTAGTGGGACGTATGGGCAAAGTCTTTCGGACGGGAATGTTGTACAAGACTTTTTGGTAACATCAGACGGCTTTGGACACGTTACCGCAATATCATCAGGCTCAATAAACCTAGATAATCGCTACACAAAGCCAAACACGTCAGTTACATTTACCACAGTGACCGCCACGACATTCAATACCACGTCGGACGAGCGCACCAAGAAGGACATCCGCCTGATAGAGAACGCGCTGGACAAGGTGCAGCAACTCGGCGGGTATATGTTCACGTTCAAGCACAACGACGAGAAATCTTCGGGCGTCATCGCCCAAGAAGTGCAGAAGGTTATGCCGGAGTTGGTGCAGGAGGGTGGCGAGGGTCACTTGACCGTGCAGTACGGCAACATGGTGGGCCTTCTGATCGAGGCAATCAAAGAACAACAGGCGCAGATCAACGCGCTGACAGCAAAACTTAACGGCTAGTAGTGGAAGGACACGAAGATGGCTATTCAGGTAAGCGGCACAGAGGTTATTAGTAACTCTCGTGCATTAAATAACATTGCATCTGTGGATGCGACTACGGTAGCGGCACTTGGTGCTGCGGGTGTCGGCGGCGCAAACTTTAGTGATACTACAGTATTAAACTCTTCTTTTAATACTTGGGACGCAAGAGCGGTAGCTGAAGCTTCATGGAATTATGGGCATACTTTTACAGGTCTACCTCCTTCTGGTACATATGCTACGATAAGAAGCTATACATCTCAGAAACTTGTGTCTCTACAAGGAGAACTAAATACAACTTCAACTGCTGATAGTACATTTATATCTAACTATTCTACTACACCGGGGGAACCTGAGTATAGTGGTTATTTTTTAGTAGTATACCACTATGATGCTAGTGCAAATAAGTGTGAACAAATACTTAATGGAGCATCAACAAACGGTCGAGCTGCGGCATTTTTCCCCACTGCCGCAACGAACAAAAGTACAAGTATAATATTAAACATGCCACGATTAAACATGTCTCTTAGATTAATGGCTAACGGTGATAAAATTCTATTTTCGATACCTAATACTGAATACTGGGGAGGTTCTTTCACACTAAATGCAAGCGTAATAAAATTTAATCTTGTGGAGGTTAGCTAATGTTAAGCCAAGCTGAAGGAATAAAAATAGCTACTGACTTTGAGCGATCTAATCGTAATGTCCTCTTAGCCGAAACAGACGTATGGGCGCTATCAGACCGCACGATGTCAGACGCCCAGACAGCCTATCGACAGGCGTTGCGGGACATCACAGGTCAGGCGGGTTTCCCAGCCGACATTACTTGGCCCACTAAGCCGGAGTAAAAACACGCCGCCTGCGCTACTCGACTGCGCAGGTGGCACTACACAGTTAATGCGTGTACAATCGCCCAAACGGCGGAGAGTGACAGAGGACTGACAGCATGACAACGACGACAAACTACAGCTTCACACTACCGACCGTCGGGGGGTCCACTGACCAGTGGGGCACAAATCTGAATGCCAACTGGACCAGCATTGACACGCTATTGGGCGGGACCAGCGCCACAGAGTTCGCCATACTAGACGGGGCAACTGTCACCACGGTTGAGGTAAATTACGTCTCGGGTGTCACGAGCGCGATCCAGACGCAGCTTGACGCAAAGTCGCTAATAGCCAGCCCGACATTTACCGGCACCGCGACAATCCCCACTGCGGCCATCACGACCGCAGACTTCGGCGACTGGACTGTCACCGAAGACGCTGGCGTGTTAAAATTTGCCACTGGAGGCGTCAACAAGATGTCACTGGACGCGAGCGGAAACCTTACAGTCACCGGGAACGTAAATACAGCCGGGACTATCTGATGGCGCTAATTCCACTTAAAATCCCCGCCGGGATGTTTCGCAACGGCACAGAGTTTGAGGCGTCTGGCCGCTGGCGCGACGGCAATCTCGTCCGCTGGCTGGGCGCGTCACTGCGGCCGGTAGGCGGCTGGCGTGACCGCATCACCAACGCAATCGTTGAGACTGCACGCGCCATGCACACTTGGAAAGACAGCAACAACTCCCAGTGGGTATCGATGGGGACATACAATAAGCTGTACGTTGCCAGCGCCGCCGGGACGGTCTACGACATCACTCCCGCTGGTTTTACCTCTGGCGACAACAGCGCAGCCATCAAGACTGGTTACGGATACAGCACCTACGGGACGTCGTTCTACGGCACTGAGCGCCCAGACACCGGAAACTATAGCGAAGCCACGACGTGGTCTCTAGATAACTTTGGAAACTACCTCGTCGGGTGCAGCGTGTCTGACGGTAAGGCATACCAGTGGACTGGCAACGTCGCGTCTCCCGCCACGGCAATCGCCAACGCGCCAGTCGGAAACCTCGGCCTAATTGTCACCGAGGAACGCTTTATGTTCCTTCTCGGCGGCGGCGGAGACCCTCGGACAGTCCAGTGGAGTGACCAAGAAGACATAACCACATGGACACCGGCCAGCACCAATCAGGCTGGATCGCAGATATTACAGACGTCGGGCCAGATTATGGCTGCCGCCAGAGGTCGCGGCCAGATGCTGATCTTCACCGACATTGACATGCACCGCATGACCTACGTCGGCGCCCCGTTCGTCTACTCCACGGAGAAGGTGTCGGAGGCGTGTGGCCTCGCCTCGCGCAAGGCGGTGACCACGACTGACGCCGGGACGTTCTGGATGGGCCACAAGTCATTCTTCGTCTACAACGGATCGAACGTGCAGGAGCTGCCGTGCGAGGTCAAGGACTACGTTTTCGGAGACATCAACACATCCCAGATCAGCAAGAGCTGGAGCGCCGCGCTGGGTCAGCAGGGCGAGATATGGTGGTTCTACTGCAGCTCCGCTTCCAACGAGATCGACCGCTACGTCAGCTACGACTACAAGCAGGGACACTGGATGACTGGCGACCTGTCACGCACTTGCGGCGTCGACCGGGGCGTATTCCGCCACCCGCTGATGATGTCGGCGGGCGGTTCAATGTACGAGCACGAGGTCGGCCTGAACTACGAGGGCGCGACAGTGTTCGCCGAGACTGGACCGTTTTCGATTGGCCCCGGCGACAACATGGTGAAAGTCACCAAGCTGATCCCCGACGAGCTCACTCAGGGCGACGTGTCTGCCACGTTTAAGACGCGTTTATATCCTAATGGTTCCGAGACGAGCCACGGGCCGTATGCCTTATCAAATCCGACCAGCGTCCGCTTCACTGGGCGTCAGGCTCGAATGCGCGTCGAGGGCGCACGCCTCGCCGACTGGCGCGTGGGCGTGATGCGCGTAGACGCAATTGCCGGCGGCCGCAGATGACGTCGCCAATTCCACCCCACGTCGGCCCCGACATCTTCGAGTGGGCGCGGACATTTTCCACTTGGACGAGGCGAGCTCTAACACAGCTCGTCTTTAAGCCGTCCGGCGCTGCGGCGATCGAAAACGGGACGCTCCTGTGGGATCAGGCGGCCGGATATCCGGTGGTGTCAAAAAATAACGAGTGGCGACAGGTCGTCTTGGAGGATGGCCACTACTCTGGAGCCATTACGG